CAGACGGAAAAAGAAAGGGAACAGCTATCAACTGTTCCCGGCCGGCCAGGTATATGAGTAAATCCGTTTTGGTTTTTGCCCTGTTTTTGCCGTTGACCGCAGCGCTCGCCCAGGAAACCTATAAATGCAATATCGGCGGCACGATGGTGTACCAGGACCGCCCTTGTCCGGGATCGGTTCGCCGTTCCGACGCCATGCCGCCGGCGAAACCCGCCGCTGCTCCTGCCCAGCCAGCCGCCGCGGGGGCAATGGCAGCCGCCGAGTCTCCACCCATTCGCCCGGCGGTATCGGATACCGAGCGCCAGAAGGCCTTCCTGGCCAAGGGGGCCAGGGATCGCCGGATATCCGACCTGCAGTACGAGATCGGCCGCACCGAGGCGGCGATCGCCCAGCTGCAGTCCGGGATGCACGCCGAGCTGGCCGCCCTGGACCGCCTGAAGGCGGGAGCCAACAACAACCTGGCCGGGGCGACCTACCTCAATAGCCTGGCCACGGAACAGCAGGCGATAACCAGCCGCTACCAGGTCGACATCACGACCCAGCGCGAGCGCTTGAAGTACCTGCAGGAGCAACTGGCGGCGGCGAAGCGGGAATAGCCTGCCTGGTTGATGTCGATGAAAAGGCGCATCACTGCGCCTTTTCCATTTCTGCTATCAGCGGGCTACTTGTCGGCCAGCGTGAAATCGACGTAATACTTCTCGCCGACTTTAAACTGGCCGAACAGCGCCGGGTTGGCCACGGTGATGTTGCAGTTGGCCAATGGTGTCCACTTGGCGTAGGTATTGTCCTCGTCGGCGCCGTCAGCAGGGTAACCATCGGGCTTCGATACGGCGCTGAAATTCAGCCGCTCACCGGTTTTGACAAAGGCTTCACCTTCGCGCTGGTAGCCGTATTCTTCAATATTGATGACCGCCATCTTGGCGCGCATTTTGGGCATTGTGATTCTCCTTTTCCTGGGGTGATCAAAGATCGGTTTCTGGTTGAGAAACCTCACTGTGCCCGCCTTTCCTCTCCCGCAATAAATAAAACCCTTTCCTGAGCGCGGTTCGCGCGCGCGCGGCAACCTGCCGGCATGAACTGCCGCGACTGCCTGCATTTCCTGTCTTCCGAAGAGGCCAACAAGCCACGCCCCGGCCTGGCCGGTTACGGCTATTGCAAGGCGGCGGCGACCCCGCTGTTGCGGGCGCGCTTTTTCAGCGAGGCAACGGCGTCGTGCTGGCTGACGCCGCCTCAATTCAGGAAAGGAAAATCATGAGCCGTTATCGCTTGTCGCCGACCGGCATTTTCTGGCTGTGCTACCTGGGCGTCATCCTGGGTGGCTTGTTGTGGGGGCTGGCGTGAATAGCACGCTGCGCACTTCGCTGGCGGCGCTTGGGCTGTCGGCGGCCGGCCTGGTCGGCATCGTCCGCCTTGAAGGGTATTCGGAGCGGGCAATGGTGCCGGTGAAGGGGGACCGGCCGACCATCGGCTTCGGCACGGCCGGGGCCGATGTCAAGCTGGGCGACAAGACGACGCCGCCGCTGGCGCTGGCCCGTGCCCTGAACGACGTGCAGCGCGACGAGCGGGCCCTGAAGGGGTGCGTTTCGGTGCCTTTGGCCCAGCATGAATACGATGCCTATGTGTCGATGACCTATAACGTCGGCGCCGCGGCTTTTTGCAATTCGACGCTGGTGCGCCGGCTCAATGCCGGCGACTACGCCGGGGCTTGCGACGAGATCCTGCGCTGGCGGTTCTTCCAGGGCAAGGATTGCTCCCTGCCGATGTACCAGCGCCTGTGCGGCGGTTTGTGGGCGCGGCGCCAGGCCGAGCATGGCCAGTGCATGGGGGCTACGCCATGAACCGGATCGCCATCGAGGCACTGGCCTGCGGCCTGTTTGCCGCCGTCTGCTTTGCCGGCGGCTGGGTGGCCGAGGGTTGGCGGATGTCGACCGAGATTGCCGATATCAAGAAAACCCACGCCGAGCAGCAGTCGGCCGCCATGACGCAGGCCTTGCGCCAGCTGGTGGCGGCTCGCGCCCACGGCGAGCAGTTGGCGGCCCGCGTCGCCGAACAGGAAAACGCCCTCAATACCCTTGCCCAGGAGAAAGATGATGCAGTCCGCCGCCTTACTGTTGGCCGCCGTTGCCTCGATAGCGCTGCTGTCCGGGTGCTCAACGCCGGCCGCCGCCCCGACCCCAAGCCTGCCGTGCCCGAGGCCGCCGGCCAGCCTGTACCAGCCGATGCCGCCTTTGCCACCGATACCGATGTCGGGGTCTGGATCGGCCAGTGCCGGCGCGGTTACGACACCTGCCGCGGCCGGCTCCAGGCCATAGCGGATTTTCATGAGGGGTTGCCCGTTGAGTGACGAGATGGACCGCGCCCAGGCGCGGGAAGAAGAGATGCGCCAGGATGCCCTGGCCGAGCGGGCGCGCCGGGCCCGGCCGGAGGCGGCGGAGAGCGCCCTGGTCTGTGCCGGGTGCGAGCAGCAGATCCCCGAGGCGCGCCGCCTGGCGGTGCCCGGGTGCCAGTTGTGTGTCGAGTGCCAGGAGGATGCGGAGCGGTGGAACAGATGACGGTTCAGGTTGATTTGTGGGCGCTGCTGACTTTCGGCATCGGTTTGCTGGTGGCTTTTTTCATCGGCATGGCCGGGGTGGCGCGGTACACGCTGGCGCAGATGGACAAGCGGCTGGAGGAGCGCTTCCTGGCCCAGCAGGAGGCCCGCCGCGATGGCGAGAAGCGCCTGGCCGAGCAGCTTTCCGGCATCGATGCCGAGCTGGGCCGACAGGACCAGGCACGCGAGGCCGGCAAGCAGCATTGGGATGGCCCCTTTTCCGACCTGGACCGGATGATCGCCGATCACCGCGAGCGGATCGGAAGGCTGGAGGCGACCGTCAACCAGGGGCCGACGCATGAGGATCTGGCCGACCTGCATGAGCGGATCACCGATCTGAGCCAGTCGGTATCGACACTGACCGGCGAGTTCAAGGGCGCCAATCACACGCTGGAACTGATCCACACCTTTTTGCTGAACGGGGGCAAGGCATGAGCTTTTCGGAATACCTGCGCAAGGATGTGCGCCTCGTCTCGCTGCGCATTTTGAGCGAGACGCCATCGTACCGGGCCAATAGCTCGGTGCTTTGCAACCTGCTGCACCAGTTCGGCCACTCGGTGACGCGCGACCAGGTGAAGACCGAGCTGCGCTGGCTGGAGGAACAGGGGCTGGTGAAGCTGGAGGAAGCCGGCTCGGTGCTGGTGGCCACGCTCTCCGAGCGCGGCCAGGATGTGGCCGAGGGCCGCGCCTTTGTTGACGGCGTGGCCAAGCCGAGGGCTTGAGATGGGCCGCAAATCGACCATCGATAAACTGCCGGCCGAGGTGCGTTCGCACATCGAGCTGCGCCTGCGCGAGAACCGGCTGACGCTGGACGAGTTGTTCGCCGACGTGCGCGAGGCGTTTCCCGATTTGTTGGCGGCGCCGTCGCGCTCGGCGCTGGGGCGCTACAGGCTCGGCTTCGACGAGGTCATGCAGACGCAACGGGCGATGTCGACCGCCGCCTCGGCGCTGGTCGCCGAGCTGGGCGAGGACTTCGACGACAAGTCGGGCGCGCTGCTGGCGCAGGCGGTGACGACGCTGGCGACGCGTGCGACCTTCGGCGAGCTGGAGAAGGAGAACGTCGAGATCGGCGACGTGCTCGACCTGGCTCGCGCGGCGAAGGCGGCCCAGGAGTCGCGCAGCCTGAACCTGAAGGAACGCAAGGCGGTGGCGCAGCTGGCGCGGGAGAAGCTGCTGGAGGAGCAGAAGGCGAAGCTCGATGCGATGGGCAACAAGGGCGGCGTCACCGAGGAAACCAAGCGGGCGATCCGCGAGGCGCTGGGGATCGTGTGATGAACGACGTTCAAATTAAGACAGGAAAAACTCATCTCGCGGACAGCGTCATGCTCCTGGTCGGCGGCGTTCGAATCGAGATAGGCCTTGCCGACTATCAGGCGATGCTGGCTGCAATCGACGTAGATCTTGCAGAACTCCACCGCACCGCAGTTAGCCGGGAACGATCCGCACTGGAGCGCGTGAAAAAATCCTATGAAGCCGTCAGCGAACTGCGAGCGATCCTCTATGAGTGCGAGGGCGACTACTTCCTGCTTCGCGACAAGCCAGACAATGCTGCGCTTGAGGTGTTTCTCGACAAGCACGCTCAGTTGATGGGGTTCGAGTGATGGCCGCGCTCAAAGGCCGCGCCAAAGTCATCCCGGCCAACCCGGACGCGATCTTCCTGCCCTTTCAGTCGCGCTGGATTCAGGACAGCTCGCGCCTGAAGCTGATGGAGAAGAGCCGCCAGATCGGTATCAGCTGGTCAACGGCCTATGGCTCCGACGAGCGAACCGCTGCCCAGAACGCCCGGCACGACGAGTGGGTCAGCAGCCGCGACGATATCCAGGCGCGGCTGTTCATCGAGGACTGCAAGCTGTTCGCCGGCATCATGAACATGGCGGCGAAAGACCTGGGCGAGGTGGTCATCGACCCGAAGGAAAAGCTGACCGCTTACGTGCTGCAGTTCGCCAGCGGCAAGCGGATTCACAGCATGTCGAGCAATCCCGACGCGCAGGCCGGCAAGCGCGGCAGCCGCATCCTCGACGAATTCGCGCTGCACCGCGACCAGCGCAAGATGTGGGCGATCGCCTATCCCGGTATCACCTGGGGCGGCTGCATGGAAATCATCAGCACGCACCGCGGCTCGAATTCGTTTTTCAACGGGTTGATCCGCGAGGCACGCGAGAAGGGCAACCCCAAGAAACTCAGCCTGCACCGCGTGACGCTGCAGGATGCGCTCGACCAGGGTTTTCTCTACAAGCTGCAGCAGGCGCTGCCGGCCGACGCCGAGCAGCAGGACATGACCGAGGCCGAGTACTTCGACTTCGTGAAGGCCGGCGCGGCCGATGCCGAATCGTTCGACCAGGAATATATGTGCATCCCGGCCGACGACGACGCCAAGTTCATCGAGTACGAGCTGATCACCGGCTGCGAGTACGGCGCGGGTGCGGACTGGCAGCGGGATGTGGACGACCCCTTCACCGGGCGCGTGTTCTGCGGCGTGGACATCGGCCGCAAGAAGGATCTGACAGTGCTGTGGGTGGTCGAGCAGCTC